ATCATAGCCTGAAAATAATTTTACAATCCCCTTTTTAACTAAACTTGCGATAGGTAACTTGTGCGTATGACCCCGTTCATCTTTAGTGTTTTCGGTTGTGTCATCTAATGTAAGCGGATTCATGCCTAAAAACGGCGATAGTAAACGGCGATCTGTCACATTACCTTGACTATCAATATCTGCAAGAATTTGCACATAGTGTTGGCGGTTTGCCGTATCTACATAATCCGCTTTTGATTGCGTGAGATACTTAATTTCAGTTTGGTATTCTCCCGTTACGGTGCAATGATGCACCACATCCGCATAAATAGAACAAGGCAAGTTATTAGCAGTAAGATGATACCCTGCGCCTAAATCCATACGAATGCCTTCAACATAAGCCGTGCCTGGTTGAATCGTAAATTGATTGCCTGTTTTACGTTTAACCAGAAAACTATCATCGAAAAATACTGCTCTGCCATACAGATCACGATTGGTTAAACGGATTTTTTCATCAAGCCCGTGTAAGCGTACAGTAAAATCAATTTGCCAAGTGTTCGCATTGACATTAATGCCCGTTAGAGCTTTTGCGCCACTAAATTCTAAAAGTATATTGCGCGTAATACTGTTGCCTTGCACAGCATTTTTATTGCGAATTTTCTTTACTGGCGCAGTTTGCACAGCAACAGCAAGTATATTTTTTGATTTATTGATCAAACCGATGAAATTAAAATCAAAATCGCCCACTTCAGTGCCAATCGTCACCGAATACACCACGGCATTTTCATTAATCACACCACTTCGCGACACAGCCTGGCGATGTACAATTTGTGCTGATGTTGGCATAGTGAGATATTGCGCAAGATTGTTTTCATTTAAACCCGGAATATTGGCGAAAATAAATTCATCAAACTGTACCGTGCCACGTGCAATAGTTTGTTCTGCAACGTAGCGTTCAAATTGTGGCGTAATTAAACTTGCCATAAATAAACCTCTTATTATTGTTATTGTCAGTTTACTTTCACGTAAAAACTTTGGTAATCGTGATTAAATTCGCCATGGTGAATCGTCACGCTTTCTTTCGTAATCACTTCAAAGGTATAACGCCGACAAGTGCGGCCATATTTTCGAATAATTAAATTGAGTAATTCTGTTTTCTTCGCTAACTGGGAATCACTGATTCGAATTTTGATCACATCCCAATTTTCTCTGTCAAAACGTTCTTCAATTTCTACATAGCCAATGCCTAAGCGTTCAAAAATGCGGATAAAGCCCGCTTTACTGCCCGCATCTTTTGCATTTAAAAAGGCATATTTCACGCGCTTGCGGAACAACTCCAACGGCTCGCCCTCAAATCGTTCTACGTCTCGTTGATAGGCGATTAAATTTAAAATGCGTTCACTGCAGTGTTCTTCATCTAAAATATTGAAGGGGAATTTGACCGCACTTAAAACATAATCCCACCATTTTCCGAATAGCACGGCGATTTTGCTTAATTCGCCTTTATCCATCCAAAAGGGCAATTTTATTTTCATTTTCGCCCCTTACTTTTGCACAGTGACCGATAATTGCTGAATACGCGGAATTGATAACTCGCTTTGAATGTCGCTTTGCCCCCACACGATAGAGGAAATTTCGCTGATGTTGTCGTGGATTTCCTCACCTAATTTCGACCAACTAAAACGGCTAAAAGGGTAAGTCCTTGTTACACCATAATTATTATTTTCGCGAAATGCGCAGCGAATCATATTTTCCACTTGTTGCACGATTTCTTGTTTACGCACATCGCCGACAAAAATAGATGGCTGGAAGTAAATGGCACAAGTTAAATTATGTTTAGTTTCTGGCATGGCGTAGCAAATCAAATCGTCACCGTGTCCGTGAAAACCCTCGTCACGCACATGGCGATTGACTTTATCAATAAACGGCCGACTGGTTACGCCTGTGTCTAATAACAAATAAGCATTTGCTGTACCTGGACCACGTGGTGCATCGTGTTTAAAATAAATTCTGTCCACCGATAAGGCGGCAACTTTGGCGATCATGCCTTTGTAAACGCTGTCAATGTGGTGCTGTCCTACACTCGAAAATTGTGTGCGATAGCGTTCGCGTAACTCGTCATTCGTTTCACGGTCTGCACCTGGTGAGGTGAGCCAATCTTCTAAATTTTCTACCGCACTTACCCCTGCGATAGATTCAGGCAAAATACGGTAATAACCTGCAGCAAGGTTGTATTTTGAGCCCGCATTTTCGGCAGTTACTGGGACTGGCGCACGCAACACACCTTTAGGAATAATGGTGTCTTTCGTCACCATCAAACGGAAAATCACATCATTAATACGTTCCGTTTGAATCACTGTGCCCGCTTTAATGGTGAGATCGGTTACATCGCTTTCTTTTGTAAAATGCACGACACCTTCTGCTTTTGTTGCAGCTTTAAAATCTAAACCCACTGCCCACGCTTGAAGTTGTAACCAACTATCTTTTGCAGTTTTTACAAATAAATTCGGCAGAATTTCAGCAATTAAATGATCTGTCAGCCACTTAACAGGCTTAACCGCAATGGCTGTGATTAATCGCCAGAATGGGCTCATTCGGCTTGTGTTGGTGATTAAGCCTTCTTCTGCAGTTAAGCGTTCAAATTCTTGTCGGATTTGCGTTTCTTCCGTTGGCAAACCGCTTTCCGCTAACATTTGTTTAAAATTTTCACTCATTTAAACGTAACTCCAATTCATCAAGTCGCCCCAATCCATAAGTATCTGCAGTGATAAATAATTGCCCTAATTTTTCTTCGGTAATAAATACTGTACCTGGGATTAATCGCACGTCTTCTTCAACCAATAACACCATTTGCAAAATAATATCGCGACGTAAAATGCGCGAACGTTCCGCGATAAGTTGTGTCGCTAATCCACTTTCTAAAATGGCATGTTTAATATCTTGTGCTATAGATACACGGTTGTCGCAGATAACAGGCTGACTTCCGCTATCTAGCGTAATGTCTTCGCCTGTAATCAATAAATCAAGGTAAAGTTTTTCCATTTATCACCCTGCTGCTAACTGTTCGCGATTGCGCATTTCTTGCCATACTTTATTTCCATCGTTGCTGTTGATGGTGACACCGCCGTAATTAATCGTTTTCGTGGTTTGTTGGTTTTGTGTAATAGCTTTGCTGACCGATCCGCTTGGCATTTTGGTAAATTGCGGTTTCGTTTGCTCGCTCAATTCAAATTTTGGCGATGTGGTATTCAACGTCCCAATTTGATTTTGCATTTGTAACGCTTGCGCACCGATTGATGCACCGACAGCTGTCGCACTACCCTTCATTGGTAAAGCGCTGTCTTCCCATTTAGGGATTAACGGAATATTGATACCTGGCAAATTGTTCGCTTTTTCAATAATGAAATTAATGACATCCGTAAATGCATTTACAATACCTTTAAAAGCTCTTGAGAAAATCTTTCCCAACTCCGATGCGATATTTAAGAAACTTTCAATTGGTTTGTTACTGTCCCAAAGTGCGGTTATCGCATTCCATCCGTCAATCATTGCACCGATAGAAATAGCAAACACATCTGCCATAAACCCGAAGGAACGAGCGACTAATTCCACGGCATTAAACACGATATTAAATACGGTACCTAACGCGTAGCCCATATCTACGCCGAATTGTTGGAAACTATATGCCGAATCGGATGCACTACCGAATAAGCCAATAATTTGCCCAATAGTTGAGCCAATGCGTTGCAATGCACTCCATACAATCTCAAAGGCAGAAAACAACGGCGCGAAAGATACGCCAGCCATTTTAAATCCTTCGATAAAGCTAGCTATAAATGCCATAAATTGAGAACGGAATTTATAAATTACAATACCTAACCCAATCACAGCACTTACGACTAACATAACTGGGCTGACTAAGAAAGAAAATGCCACACCAATCGCCGAAACAATACCGCTCATCAAGGTAAGTGCGGCTGTTAAACTGGTGAATCCAATTAATGCCCCCACGGCATAGCCAATCCAACGGGCAATATTCTTGTAAGTCCGCAACCAATTTGTAAATTCTTGCCCCATATTAGCAAGACGATTCATCACAGGCTCAAGTTTTGCAAGGATCTGTGTGCCAATGGCAATTTTGATGTTTTGGAAAATGGCAGTAAATCGCATCCATGAATCCGTCACAGTTTTTGAAATTGCCATGGCATCATCAAGGGTTTTCATTTTGTCGATTTCTGCAATATCTGCTTTGAGTGAATCAATTTTCGGTAAAAGATTGTTGATCACTTGTGCCGCCTCTTTCGTACCGAAGGCTTTTTGCAGTTCATAGAGATTTTCGGAATTTAACTCTCCATACTTGCCTTTGATTTTTTCCAAAATATCAATCATCGGCAACATCTTGCCTTGAGAATCGAGGAAAGATAAACCCAGTTTTGATTGTGCTTTTACCGCGCCACTTAAAAAGGCAGCGTATTTTGTACCGGCCAATCCGCCTTCAAATACATTTTGCAAGTTACCAATAACGGCAAATTGCTCTGCGGTTTTAATGCCGTGGTCTTTCGCTGACGAACCTAAATTTGTGTAAGCCTGCATTAATGATTCGCCAGATGACTTGAATTTATTCGCAGTCACAGTGGCTTGTGCTGAAATTTGTTCAACCCATTTTTCTTTACCAATTTTGGCCGCCTCGTCACCAAAAATTCCGTATAGCTGGGAAATATAAGAACCCATAGCTTTTACGTCTGAACTGGTGGCTTTTGCAAGAATGTTTGAACTTTTAGAAAAGGCGATTAATTCGCTGTCGGTTAAACCGTCAATGGCGCGCGCAATTTCATTTGTGGAGTTCACAACGTCAGTCGCTGCGCCGCCATAGGTAGCGGAAAAATCAAGGGCAAAATCGGTGATTTTGTCTAATCCCGCTTGTTCGCGCCCAGTAGCTTTAATTTCATTAAGTGCGCGGTTGAAATCAATGGCGGGATCTAGGGCGTTTTTCATCGCTGCACCCGTGGCGATAACACCTGCTGCGCCTAAACCAATTCGGCGCATCGCATCTTCACCACGTTTGCCTAAATCATCAATGGTTTTCATCACGCCTTTAAGTGGCGCGGAAAGCTGATCATTTAAGCTGATGATGTACTCAAGCCCCTGAATTGCCATTATTTAATCCTAAAATACCTTGGATATACCGCTTGCCACGGCATTTGCCTGTTGTTCAAAATACTGTTTATGTAACCACATTGCGCGCGCTAGATTGTAGTCGCTGTTATCTGCGTGTGGTAAATAATGCATTCGTAGCGCAATAGCTTGCGATAAGCCATTGCGCTCTATGCTATCCACACGCGAGGCTAGTTTTTTACCGTAATATTAATTTTAGGTACTAATACCTCATTCACTTTTCCCGCAAGTAAACCTGCAAGGCCAGGTACATTAATGATTGCTAATAAATCTTCTTTTTGCTCACGCGCTACAATAGCAAGTAGATAATCTTTTATTGGGGTCACCTTATTGTCAGTCGTAATGTCATTCATCATTTGATCATATGCGCTGTTGTCACGAAGAAATGTGAACTCAACCCCTTCAACATCGACTTTGACCGAATCTTTAAGATTGCCAGTAAGTTTATCTAACAAAGTTTGTGCGTTTGTTTTTTCCATTTTTAGTTTCCCTTTTGGTTTCTAGTTTGGTTGTTAAAATCGGTGATGCACTTATTGATAGCTACGTAAGATTTAGTGCAAATTTCAAGGCGGTCTAACGCCTGATTTAAACTCTCTGCTAAATCGCCGTTAGTGTTAATGTTTACGTTTAACGGTCTACATTCGGTTGTTTGTGGGCAAATTAGCTGTAAATTATTTACTTGTGGCTCTGTGGTTGAGCACGCCAGCAACATCATCAGGCACGCGGCCATAAGTCCAAATTTTATTTTCTGCATTGTTTAGCACGTCCTTTAGTTGTTGCCGGCGTTGTTCAGCTTTTTTGTTAGCTTGATTGAGTTGATCGGTCAGTGCCGCATTTTGCGTTTCATACCGTTGCAACATCGCTTTGTTTTGTTCAATGGTTTGTTCACTTTGCTTTAATAAAAGTGCGGTCGATTCTGCTTGTTTTTTGTAGTGCAGAGTTGAGCCAATACAGCCCACAAACACGATCAAAAACGCACCGATAACCAAGAATTTAAAATTCATTATTCCCCCAGACAAATTGCCTTTTCTTCTGTGCGGCGCATTTGTAAGCCTTTTAATACTCGACCGCCCGATTTGTTGAAATCAGAAATGTGATTGCACATTAATGTCCAGTCTTGCGCTTTTGCCGCACGATAGATCGTTGTAGGTAATGTCATGCCGTGTTTTTTACTGTAATAGCGCTTGATATTGCCACATCCTAAATTAAAGGCTAAAGACACCATGGCATCATATTGCCCTTGATTCATTTTTCTGCCGTTAAAATCGGCGTTGATACAATTTTCAGCCTCTTTAATGTTGCGGCGTAAATCGGCTGCCACTTCGTCAATCGTCAAAACTTTGGACTTGTCCACGTTGTGGGTATTGCCTACGCCATTCGTCCATACATCGGCAGGGCATTTATATGGATTGCGCACACAACCTTCTAAATTCACAATCATATAAACTGCTTGTGGGCTGACTTCGTTTTGCAATTCTGCTGGCAAATCTTTTTGTTGAGAAAAAAAAGCAGTAGCAACAGCCGCCGCAGAACATAAAATCATTGCACCAAATTTTTTACTCATCACTAATTCCTAATTTTTTCGCCTCAATTTTCGCCGCTAACATTTTGTAGGCTAATTCATCTTTACGTGCTTGCACGTCTTCTTTGTATTTTCGGTAGGCAATCCATACTGATGCCGCACCAAATAAAATACCGAATATTGCTGCCCACTCATTCAGTGTAAGTCCTGATACAAAAGCAACGATAGATGCAACAAAAGGCTGAGTACTATCCATTCTGTTATTCATAATAAAAATCACCTTAAAGCATTTAGGAAACTGACCGCACTTGTTTTTTTATAATTGTTATACATCAGCACGGCCAGCACCTAAATTCGGTTAACCGATAAGATCACGTGTATCTTCGTCGGATAAATAAGGCACACCATTAATGCGCACGAAATCTGGGCTTGTGACAAAATATTTCAATTTTTTTGTGCTTTTCGCACCGCCTTTGGGGTCGATGTTTAGCACGTCAGTTAAAATAATTTTGTTACCGTAGGTTTCCACTTTGTCGCGCACACCGCCACGCATCGCGAAGAAGGTAAAATCTACTTCCGGCAAGCTGCGATAACTGCCTGCACTAGCTGCCGCTTGTGATAATTTTTGAAAGTTTTTTGAATCAAGCTCAATTTCACCTTCTGCAGCTACGTCTCCGCTTACCCAACCATCAGGAATACCACGGGTTAAAGCCACAGCACTATTATCACTAATGGATAGATTCACTGATTCCACGTGGATCGGAAAGCCCATCATGTAGAAATCAAAACTCATTCCGCTGATTCGTTCCATTTATTAATCTCCTAAGGTATCTAAATCTAAGAAAATGTTTGCCGTAATATCTTTCGGGCAATCGTAAGGGCGCACTTTGATGTAAATCGTCACCTTGGTTTTGCTTTGCCACACAATCGTGATGGCATCATCTTTTGGTGGCATACATTCGCCCGGAAAATCCTTGCCGTTAATGGTTGCGGATTTGCTCATGTCGCGCATCGGTTTTGCCAAATATCCTTGGTGATATGCGGTACTTGATGTTGTGGAGTTAAAAGAACGGTCAGCAATTTTCGCGATAGCTAACAAACGAACTTTTCGTGCCACTTTATCGACCACACGAACGTTCTCAATTACTTGATAATCGCCACCTTCCACGTCTAAGGTTCGGCCATCTGCCCAGTAATAACCGTCATAATCGGGATACCACATCGGCACAGAATAACGTGCAGTTTCAAGTGATTTTAAATGCGCAAGGGTAAGCTCATTGCCATCTTTGTCTAACGGTTTTTCAGCGTTACCCAATGAGACCAAAGCCCCCGTCTGAACCCTTGCGGGACTGTCTGCCACTGTGACGGCACGATTCGCCAATCGCCCTGCCAATACGCCCGCCTCATTGCCGAATAGTAAAGGCACAAGGCAAACGTGATCGGCGACAATGGTTTGTTGCAAAGTGGTAAGTTTCTGCACATATTGATCCCATGTTTCACCATCAGATTGATCATGATTAATACCTTGTACAGCCTGGATAAAGAAAGTACGACGACCGAATTTAGCAAGTAGTTCTGCATAGCATTCTTGTAATTTGCCAATGCTGGCTTTATCTACACCTAAATATCGTGTGTTGACACAATATTCAAAAGAAGCGGTTTGATTGGCTTTTTTTACACAATCCACAAAATCGTAGCCGTCTTCTTGTGCAATATATACATGAGCAAACCAGTTTTGACCCGCATTAAGCATGGCCGCACGAACTTGTTTTTTTAAGTCTGTATCAGTTTCGCCAAATACTTTGTCAAAATCCGAATCAGGCGTTAATGCCAATAACTTTCCTGGATTAACGGTGCCTACGCCGATAAACAAGGCGTGTCGTTCGATTTCCTTAGTTTCGCCACTTAACTGATTAAGAGCGTTAATTTGTACAGATGGGAACATTCTTTATTGTCCTCTTATTGTTGTTTTTGAGTATATTTTTGAATTTCCGCCAAAATAATCTTGGCGTTTTCTTCTTCACGTGTATCCAAGAATGGACGTTTTTCCGTTGGAATTATCCATTGCGTTAAATGTCTACTCGGATTCATACCGTTCTTTTCTTCCAGTTTACGTATAATCAAACTGGCTTTCGCACGTGATAAGGTGCTGCGGATTTCGCTTAATGTCGGCTTGCGGCGTTTAGCTTTGCCGTTTTTTGTTTTACCGTTTGCCACGGTATAACCTAAATCTTTTAATTTCTTTGCTTGGCGCAAGGTGCAAGGGTCTGACCCAATGCCACCTTTATTTTTGCCGGGGAACTCCGTTTTTTTAAATAAGTGCGGAATTCCTTCTTGGTGTTCTTGCGCAATTTCGCCCGTTCGTTTTTGCTTATAAAACAATGCGCCTTGCGCTTTTTCGGCTTTACTGTTGGCTAACTTTGCAATTCGGCGTAGCATTTTTGCTGCACCGTTTTTTCGTTTCTTCCAACTTTCGCCCATCGGGTTACGTTGGTTTGCCGCGCTTTTCACTGCTTGGCGTTTAATCATTTGCAAAGAGCGGATTAAAATTTCACGTTTTTTCTTATCGGGTAAACTGATGATTTCAAGATCTTTCAGAAACTTCTTTAAGTCTTCTTTATCAATCCCCATTCGGATGTTCATGTTCAACCCTTACGACAACGTCAATTTCTTCTGCTGTGAATATTTCGATGCTGTCCAATCGGTAATTCACACCATCAATTTTTAATTCTCCTTCGCTATCTTCTATTGCCGTGAGTGGCTCACGGAAAGCAATGGTAAAGATTAAATCTGCCGTGTTATCGTCGATAATGTCTAAATCAAAAGGGATTTCGCCATCATCTAACACATCGCGCATTTGATCGTTTTCGTTTACCCACACTTGGATAAAAGCCATTAAATAAGCCGGTGAAATTTCATTGAACGGCAACGCCTCAAAGTGAAATACACCGTTGTAAGAAAGATGACACACTTCTATGCCGTTTTCGGTCACTTGTCGCCCTTCGTTCAACAATTTTCCTTCTTCAATCCAGCTGTAAAAATTCCCGTGATAGCGTTTCGGCAATTTTGTGAGCAAAAAATCAGTGAGTTGCTGATACAGCATTTTCTTTACAGTAGCCACACCGAACCCCGTTTTTTACCTTTTAATGTGCGAATAGCATGAGTTGCCTCAGCTAAGAGGCTTTTTTGTTCGGCCACATATTCGCGATTTTGGTGAATTTCTCGCCCCGAAAGCGTATTAAATTCTGGTAACAACTCCGCTTTTGCTCTGGCGAATACTGCCTTCTTGTAAAGGCTTTCTGCGTAATTTTCGCCGTCAATACGTTGCGCTGAAATTTCTTGCACAGAATTGATTTTGCTTTTGCGGTAGTTTTCTTCCACTTCTGCTAAATCAATGTTAATCCCTTGCATAGCAGCAATTAGTGCCGCCTTCACCATTTCAACGGGGATCTGTAATGGAATTACCCGTTGTTTTTGAAATTCATCAATAGTGATGTCACACCAGAATCCGCTATTTGTGATGGTAGTGTCATCGTAATCTTGTGTTCTGCCGTTAAACATTGCCTTCCTCGTTATTTGGGAGTGGGCGGGCGGTGAGTTTTTCAATAGCAAGATCAAAATCAATTTGCTGTTTTTCCAAACTCAAGCCCGCCACTTGGGGAAGACTGTTCGGGTCGTAATCGCCCGATTTTG